GCAGCTGTGCCGTATGCAGTGCAGCAGGCTGCACTGATCCTCGCCGCACGTCTGTACCAGCGCAAAGCGTCCCCGCTCGGCATCATGACCGGCTTCGCTGACTACGGCATCGCCCGCATCAGCCGCCAGGACCCCGACGTCGCCGCCCTGCTGCAGCAATACAAGCGTCTCGCAACCGCCTGATGGCCGACTACACCGCCATCAGGGACGGCCTTGCTGCGCAGCTCGAGACTGTGCCGACGTTCCTGACCGTGCACGCCACCGTCCCGAACCGCATTGTTGCGCCGGCGGCCGTGGTCGTTCCTGGCCGGCCTGTCGCCACCTACCACGACAGCATGATCGGCAGCGGCGGCAGCCTTACCGTGTTCAACTTCGAGCTGGTCTGCGCAGTCCAATCCATGACCGAGGAGTTCGCCCAGGACGCCCTCGACGACCTCATCAGCGGCACGAACAGCGTGCCGGCAGCTGTCGAGGCCGACCCGACCCTCGGCGGCGCAGCAACCACCTGCCAGGTTCGCCAAGCCGTCGACTACGGCGTGGTAGCCTTTGCAGACACCGAGTTTATCGGTGCCCGTTTTCTCGTGGAGGTCTACGCACGATGAGCACCTACACCGTCACGTCACACAACCTCGCCGGCCATGAGCACGGCGACACTGTGACCGACGACGACCTCGCAGGCGCGAACGTGCCCGCATTGATCGCAGCAGGCCACCTGGCCGAAGCGAAACCGAAAAACAGCCGAAAGGCCGACAAGGAAAGTGAGGCCGACTGATGGCCGTTTTTCTCCAGAATGACGTTCAGGTCACCGTCAACTCGGTCGACCTGACCGACCACGTTGCGTCAATTACGTGGTCTGAAAGTGCCGAGGAACTCGACGTGACCAGCATGGGTGACGCAAATCGGACCAGGATTGGCGGCCTCAAGGACGGCAGCGTCAGCATCGAGTTTCACCAGGACTTCGGTGCGTCGTCGGTGTACGCCACGCTCTACAGCTTGCTCGGCACCACGACCACGGTCGAGATGACCCCGACCAGCGACTCGCTCTCGGCGACGAACCCGAAGCACTCCGCCTCGGCCCTCGTCACCGAGCTGCCCATCATCGACGGCAGCGTGTCCGACCTGGCCACCGTGTCGGTGACCTGGCCGCTGTCCGGCGCAGTCACGGTGAGCACCAGCTGACATGCTTGACCTCTCCATCTCAACTCGACTGGCCGATGAGACGGAGCCAGTCACAAGTAAACCCACGATGGGCACGCTGCTCCAGTTGGAGCGGTACTTCAATCTGCCGAGCGCCATCGAGGCGTTGCAGCAAACGAAGATCGAGCATGTGGCGTGGCTGGCGTGGGAATCACGCCGGCACGCCGGGCTCACTGTGCCGACCTGGGAAAAGTTCCGAGACACGCTGGTGGACATTGAGTTCGACAGCGAGAACGACACCCCTTTAGCCGGAGGGGAACCGCCTACGGCATAGCGTCGTTGGCACTCGCTACCGGGCAACCGATCAGCGAGCTTGAGAACGCTTCCCCGGCCGTGATTCGTGCGTTGCAGGCAATTCTGAAAGAGCGTCAGCAGGCGCAAGAGAAAGCAGCACGGAGGCGCTGACGATGGCACAACCCGCAGTCCGAGTCGAGGGCGGCAGGGAGCTGCGTCGAAAGTTCCGTGAAGTCGGCGACGACATGACCGACTTGAAAGACCTGCACAAAGAGCTCGCTGACGACGTCGCCGGCACCGCAAAGACGAAAACGCCGGTGCGTAGCGGCCGGCTGCGCAACTCGGTGCGTGGCAGCGGCACCAAAACCGCTGCTCGAGTTCGTGCAGGCAACAACCGAAAGAGCGGCCCGACCTCGGTGCCCTACGCCGGCCGTATCCACTTCGGCGACCCTGGCAGCCGTACCCGTGGCCGTATTCAGCCGCAGCCGTTCCTGTACGAAGCGCTCGATGACCGCCGCCAGCAGGTAATCGACCGATACAACGACGAAGTCCGGGCCATCATCCGGCGCACGTTCTAGGATTGCGACATGGCAGCAGGTTCGAGCGTCATCAATGTCGCAATCCTGGGCGACGCTAAGAAGTTCAAGCGTGCCGTTGGTGAAGCCAGCGACAAGCTCGGTGCGTTTAGCAGCAAAGTCGGCACCGTTTCGGCAAACGTCGTCAAAGGCTTCGGTGTCATGGGCGCTGCGGCTGGCGGCCTGGCCGTCGTTGTCGGTAAACAGCTGTTTGACGTCGGCGAGGAACTGACCGCCCTCGACCAGAAGATCGGCACCGTATTCTCCGGCGACTCGCTCGAAACTGTGACGGGCTGGGCCGACGAGGTCGCTGCCCGCATGGGCCTCACCTCAACCCAGGCGGCCGGCCTCGCTGCTAACGCCGGCGACCTGCTCAAGCCGATGGGGTTCACGGCCGACGAAGCCGCCAACATGTCAACCGAGATCATCGGCCTAGCCGGTGCGTTGTCGGAATGGTCCGGCGGGCAGCGTGGCGTCGAGGAAACAGCCGAGATTCTGTCAAAGGCGCTACTCGGCGAACGTGACTCGCTCAAGTCGCTCGGCATCTCGATCAATCAGGCCGAGGTCGACCAGCGTGCCCTGACCATCGCACAGCAAGAAGGCCGCGACGCCATCACCCAACAGGACAAAGCGCTAGCGACGCAGGCGCTGATCCTCGAGAAATCGACCGATGCGCAGGAGGCCTACGCTGCCGGCGGCAACAAGCTCACCGCAGCACAAAACCGGCTCAAAGCAGCGTTTGGCGAGATTCAGGAGCGCCTCGCCCGCAAGCTGTTGCCGCTGTTTGCCAAAGCCGCTGACATTGTCGTCGAGCTCATTGAAGTGTTTGAGGAAGACGGCCTGGGCGGTGTCATCTCGAACGTGTCGCAACGCATCAAAGACGCATGGCCGATGATCCGCACGCAGCTCGGCGTGTGGGCACGAGGGTTCGTGGACTGGATCAGGCAGGTCGGGCCGCCGTTCCTGGCCGCCCTCGGCAACCTGCTGCTCAGGTTCGGCAAATGGTTCATCGACGACGCCTTGCCCGTCATCATCGACAAGCTCGGCGAATGGGCACAAGCGTTCATTGACTGGATCGGGCCGCTGATCCCGCCGTTCATCCGCACGCTCGGCGACCTCATCGCACGCTTCGCTGAATGGTTTATCGGTCCCGGCCTGAACATGATCGTCACCAAGCTCGGCGAATGGGCTGCGGCGTTCCTTGAGTGGGTCGGCCCGCTGATCCCGCCGCTGCTGCGCGAGCTCGGCAATCTGCTCGTGCGCATCGGCACCTGGATTGTCTCAGTCGGCCTGCCGCTGCTCGCTGGCAACATTGCGAGCTGGGCGCGTGCCCTCGTCGACTGGATCATCGACGTCGCTCCTGACGTGCTCATCGCAATGGGCGGCCTACTGTGGGACCTCGGCAGCTTCATTGCCAGAACAGCACGCAACCTCGGCGAAGACCTGATCGACGCAATCGTTGCCGGCATCAAGGCAGCACCTGGCGCACTGATTGACGCTGTGAGCTCGCTGCTGCCTGGCGGCGGCATCTTCGGCGCAGCTGCTGACTTCATCTTTGGCCGTGCAGCCGGCGGCCCGGTCAGCATCGGCAGCGCCCCGTACATTGTCGGCGAGTCCGGCCCGGAGCTGTTCGTGCCGACCGGCTCGGGCACGATCATAAACAACAACCGCCTCGGCGGTATGGCCGGCGGCGGCGGCGACACGTTCAACATCACCGTCAATGTGCCGACTGGTAACGGCGACGACGTCGTGCGAGCCCTTCAGGACTACGTCCGCCGGCGTGGAGCGATCCCGGTCCCGGTCGGGTCGGCCCGGTACTGATGGCTCAGATCACGACGTGGGCCGTCAACGTCGGCAAATACAGCGGCGCGTCGCTGTCGCTGACCGACCACGCCAGCCGCACCCTCGGCCTGTCCGTCGATCAGCAATGCGACCCGGGCCAGCTCGGCACCGGCCGGGCCACCGTCACCCTCGACAACTCCGACGGCGAGCTCACACCCGGCGGCTCAGGCACCTACGCGAACGTGGACTGGCTCACCTCGGGCCTATTCCTTGAGGCCACCGTCAACAGCGTAAGCGTGTCCGTGTTCCACGGCGTCATCACTGACTTTGCGATGACGGATGACGGCAACGGCAACAGCGCCGTGACCCTGACCGCCCTCGACGTGTTCCAGGTCGTCGGCCGGCAAGAAACACAGACGTTCTCGCTCGTCGGCACAAATACGGCATATCAGCTGTACCACATGACCAACCCAGGGTTCGGTCGCTGCCAGGTCCCGACGCTCGGCCTGTCGAGCATGCGCGCCTACTGGGAAGAGCTCAACGACACCGCCGCTGACGTGCCGCACGACCTGCCCTCAGCGACCTACAACCTCGGCGACGTCATCAACAACAGCGTCATGCCGAACGAGCAAACCGTGGCGTTCCCGACGATCCTCGACGACGCCGGCACCTACTTCGCAAACGACGCCTGGATCGGCTTTACCGTCGACGGCCTGGCACGGGCCGGCGTGTACGCCACCGGCGACGTGTTCGTGTTCACCGAGAACGACCCGATGCCGACCGGGCAGCTGCCTTTCCGGTCGCTGGTGCGTGACTTCCACGTCGACCTCATCACGAACGCTGCGAACATCACAGCGCTCAACGGCGGCACGGCCCAAACGTACAGCGACACCGCTTCGCAAGAACGCTACGGAACCCGCAACCGCACCTACCAAACATCGTCGGTCGACGACGCCCAGGCGCTCAGAACAGCGCAACTGTGGGTCAACCGGTACTCATACGACGAAACATTCGACATGACCGCAGCGGCGTTGCAGGTCAGCGACAGCATGGTGCAATCCCGCAACGGCGACGTGGCGAAGTGGCGTGGCCTGCTCGACGTCACCGTCGGCTGGTGGAACACCGCCAGCGTCACCTACACGCCAACCGGCGGCAGCTCCCGCACCGACGAGGTCGTCATCGCCGGCCGCACCATCGACGCCACACCCGCCGACACAACCGTCACGCTTCGGCTACGCCCGCAATCCGTCTACCTCGCCTTCATCCTTGACGACACGGAGCGCGGCGTGCTCAACACGAACAAACTAGGATGACACCGTGACTAACCCCTTTCCCTTCGTCGCTGGCGCTACATTGACCGCCGCACAGCTGAACTCGATCGGCGATTTCGCCGACTACACGCCGACGACCGTGTCGTGGTCGGCTGCTGGGTCGTTTGAGTTCGTGAAGTTCGCCGAGGTCAACGGCATCGTGCTCGTCAAATACAAGTTCGACCTGACCGGCACGCCGACTGGCACGTTTGAGTTCACGCAACCTGTCGAAGAGCTGGCTGGCAAAAGCGACGCCGGCACAAATGGCACGGCCTACTTGAGAGACGCGAGCGCAGGCGCAGGATACGTCGGGTTTTCGTTGATGTCCGGCGACAACATCCGAGTGCAAGAATCGTCCAGCACGTCAAACGTGACTGCAACTTCACCGTTCACCTGGGCCAGCGGCGACAGCATCCGAGGCCTGATGATTTACGAGGCAGCATGATCGACCTGACACGCCCCGACGACCCCGAAACGATCCCGACCGAATGGCTCGAGGAACGTATGCGCAACGAACGCAACGCGCTCTTGATCGCCTCGGACTGGACACAAGGAGTCGACGACCCGACCGGCAACGCAGCAGCCTGGGCCACCTACCGGCAACAGCTCCGAGACGCGCCCGCCAACTGGACTCCCGGCCCGACCTGGACACCACCCGAGGCACCATAATGGACCGGCTGCGAGCTCATCCTGGCCGGCTCCAGGCCGTCATTGTTGCCGCTGTCGCGCTCATCACAGCGTTCGGCGTGAACTGGTCAGCCGAGCAAGTCGCATCGGTCACGGCGTTCTCAGCGACTGTGATAGCGCTGCTGCTCGAACCACCGACCAGAACAGGACAATGACTCGGCTCGGTGGCCGGCCTCCCGCACCGCTCGTGCGGTTCGAGGAATGGTCGAAGCGTGGCCGCTGGTGGCCGACCAGCGTGCGCCAACCCGGCCCGGCCGCCGCTGTCGTCGTGCACCACACCGTCACCGTCACCTCGAGGTTCCCGGCCCAGGACGCGCAGCGTGTCGAAAACGTGATCTGGGACCGGCGGTGGACTGCCCGCTTTTCGTCGCTGCCCTATTCGTACCTGCTGCACCCTGACGGCACCATCCTCGAAGGTCGCGGCGTCAAATTCCGCAACGCAGCCAACCGAGCAACCCGGCCCGGCGTCAAACTGTCAAACGGCAACACGCTCAGCGTGGCGCTGATCGGCGACTACCGAGAAGGCCGTGACGCTGTCACGCCGGCGCAGCTCCGCTCATTCAACTGGCTCACCCGCCAGCTCTCCAACGAAAACCATTTGGGCCATTGGCGCAGCGTTGTCGCTCACGGCGCACTCTCCTACACCGAATGCCCGGCCAAAGCTCTCGCCGGCCTTCAACAAACGAACACGATCACCGACCTTGAGGACCACAAAGACATGCTGCACACCGTTGTTTCGACCACGAACGGCAAGGTTTGGGCCTGCTCTAACGGCAAAGCCCGCCCGATCAAGAACCCCGACAACTGGCTTGCCACGTT